GATCATCACCGATTGGGCCATCTTCTGGATCGATTGCACCGACCCGCTGAACATCCTGTTTTACGTGAATGGCGCGCGCGTTGCGGCGACCACCACGTTTGGATGGGCGACTTCCGCGGCGAACTCCAAGGTTCAGCCCTTCGTGGCCATGTACAAGGCCTCAGGTACCGGCGTGGGCACGCTCACAGCCGATTACGTCCGCGTGTGGCAGAACCGCGCATAACTTAACCCAGCACTGGGATTAAGTTTCCCCTGCCGAATGGGGCGTGTCCCCCGATGCGCCCCGCTTGGTCACGCAGCGTCCACTTCCGCAGGGTCAACGATGAAGGCCGTCTCCTCGACGAGTTGCACGCCTTCCGGCCTGCGGGTTTGCCACGTGAACACCTCGCCGTCTTTTCGCATCCGCAACTTGAACCGGCGGAAAGATTGCAGCATCCGCTCCTCTTCATCGGTGAGCACCATTGCCTTGCCCTCTTCCTTCATCAGTTCGATTTCGTGATGAACGCGGGCGCGGGCCTCAAGTTTTCTGATCGCGTCAATCTCCGCCGTTTGAGAGGCGCGGATTTCTAGCTCATCGTACTTTCGCAGTTGCATACAACCATCGTTGCACCCCGAAGCCCCAACCATGTCCCTCCGTCTCACAACGCGCCCCGCCGCAGAGCCTGTCGATCTGGATTACTTCCAGGCGCATTCCAAAATCGATGCCGGCGGCTCAGATGATGCCGACGCCCAAGCCAAGCTGACGGCCGCGATCCGCGGGATCGAGCAGGAGACCGGGCGGGACCGGCTGCTGCAATCGACCTGGGAATTCCGGCTGCCGTGTTTCCCGTGCGTGCATCTGATCGAGCTACCGCTCCCTCAGGTCCAATCCATCTCGCACATCAAGTACACGGACAGCGCGGGTGTGCTGCAAACCATGACGTCTGGGGATTACCACATAGTCGGCGAGTACTCGCCAGTTGCCGCCGCACTCGATGCCGGAGAGAACGAAGCGACGACCGGTCTGGCCTGGGTGTTTCTGAATTACGGCAAGTCCTGGCCAGCCGCGACGCTCCAAACCGGTCTTCCCGTGGTGATCACGTTCGTCGCCGGCTGGGCCGCTCCGGAGAACGTGCCGGAAGACCTCAAAGCCGCAATCTGCATGCAGGGCGCGCACCTGTGGCGCAACCGGGAAGCGGTCACTATCGGCCGCGATGCGATTAACAGCAACGCTCTCGCGCGCGGCGTCGAATCGCTGATCAGTCCTTACCGGATGTGGCGCTCCTAATGCCGATCAACGCCGGAGATCTCGACCGCCGCGTGGATCTGGTTTCGATTGCCGAAACGCGGGTCAAGGGCGTAGTGACAGCGAAGACTGAGACCACTTACGCCGCGGGCGTCTATGCGAGCGTGCAGCCGATTAGCGGCCGGGAGTTCTTTGCAAGCCAGCAGGTCAACTCGCAGGTGACGTGGCGAGTCACGATCCGCTACCGGACCGACGTCGCCGCGCAGCATCGTGTGGTTTACGGGACGCGGACTTTTGAGATTGTTTTCGTGCAGCCGGATGAAGGACGGAAAGAATCGCTCACGTTGATGTGCCGCGAGATGAACGGGTGAACGTGACATTGGTACAGTTCGCGCTGGCGCTGCTCGTCTGCCCGGCGTTATGGTCTCAGGATCTTTCGGCGCGCGTGACTGGCATCGTAGATGGCGACACGATCCGCGTTTCACGGCAAGGGGTTGACCGGCGCGTTCGCTTATGGGGCGTCGATGCCCCGGAAGTTCACCAGGCCTTTGGGCCCAGCGCCAAGCGGTTCACCGGGAGATTGGCGGGCGGTAAGACAGTCACGCTGCAGATACGGGATGTCGATCGATACGGCCGGATCGTCGCCGAAGTCATCCTGCCTGACGGGCGCAACTTGAACCAGGAGATCGTCCGCGCCGGATTCGCCTGGCGGTATCCATACTACGCCCGCAAAGAGCAAGAACTGAAAGCTCTCGAAACCGAAGCACGGACGGCCAAACGCGGCCTGTGGGCTGCCAGGAGACCGCTGCCGCCGTGGGAATACCGCAGGAGACACCTTCATGCCAATTGAATCCGAAATTTACGACCGCCTGGTCGACCAGCTCGCCGCCTCCGTGGATGCCGTCTATGACACGATCCGCCCCGATGGCCTGGTGCTTGGCGCGCTGCCCATCGTCGTGTTCCAGCGCATCGTCTCGACACCGATCAGCACACTCTCGGGGACGCTCGCGTTCCAGCAGCCCAACTTTCAGATCTCGGTGTACTGCTCGCCAGCCGCGCTCACTGCGGGCCGTGGCGTACGCGCGGCCACCATCGCCGCGCTGCACAATTTCCGCGCGGGCTCAATCAAGGGGTCCTGGCTCGTGAGCGATCTCGAGATCCCGCCAACGCCTGAGATCCCCGAATTTCACATCCCAATCGATTTCATTTTTGCAGTTTAAGGAGCCAACACCATGGCATGGACCCCCACAGTTACGCCCGGAACGAAAGTACAGCTTACCGTCGCCGGCACAATGAAGCTGCTCGAAGGCTGCATGTCCCTCTCCGGGCCGGGCGCGAGTAAACCGCTTACCGACATCACGGCATTGAGCGACACCGCCCAAAAATTCAAGGGCGGCCGTCCGAACTACGGCAAGATCGGGATGGAGTGCGCCTTCGATCCGATTGACCCGAGTCACCTGAAACTCTTCACCGCATTCGCATTGGTTCCCGGCGTCGCTGTCGCTTGCGAAGTCGCGGGCACGGAGAACGGCGCGAAGGCGGCCGTCTTCTCCGCGATGTTCGACGAGCTGGGGTTGAGCATTCCGAACGAAGGCCCTGTCATGGTCAAGTCCGGCGCCACGATTACAACGGCAATCACTCTTGCCACAGCCACCAGCATTACGCCGAGCGCCATCTTCGCGCCCATCGTAGGGCAGGGAACCGTGCTCGGCCTGTGGGTGACTTCCGCATACGTGACCATCCTTGGCGCAACCAATTTTGAAATCTCCGGCGCATCCCGCGCGATGATTCCAGTAACGGCGCTCTCCGCGGCAGCGCCGACGTTTCTCGCAGGCGTGCCGAACAACGGCAAGCTCACGTTTGACCTGCTGTGGGATTCTTCGGACGCCAACCACGCGCTGCTGTTCGCCGCGTACCAGGCTGCCAACCAGACCGACCGGATCAAAATCACGCTGACCAATACCGCCGCGTCGACGATCACACTCAACCCCGTCATCATCGACGGCTTCGAGTTCAACACTTCGAAGGACGCACCCAACCTGGTGAAGGTCTCGGCCACCATCAACACCCCAATCGCAATCGTGTAACTTCATGGAAAATCCATCGGTTGTACCAGCGGTAACCATCACCCTCGACGGCGAAGTCCGGGTTCTGAAGCTCGGATTTCGCGCGCTCAAGGAACTCGGCGTCAATCCGTTCAAGGGATCGGCGATCGCCGAATTCATCGACGGCATGGACCTCGACAAGGCCGCGCAGTTGGTCCGCGCGTGCCTGCTGCACGAGTATGCCAAGCGCGGCTCGCGGCACGGGCAAGAACCGCCGACGGTGGATGACATCGTGGATATGCTCGACTTCGAGTTGTTCGAGGGGACGCTGGGCAAACTCTTCCAGGCGGCCGGCCTGGTGGGTGAGCCCGGCGCCGAGAGCGCGGCCGCGGGTGGCGCTCCGGACCCTCTGACGGCCTAGACTGGCTGGAAGTCTGGGCCATTGCCCGCTACGACCTCGGTTGGGCCGAGGATGATTTCTGGGATCTCACGCCGGGCATGTTTCGGGCGCTGCTCGAACGCCAGCGCGTCACACAAGAGCGCGCGTTTTTCCCCACCGCCTGCCTGCTCGCACAGGGCCGTAACCTCGCGTTCGGGGTCAAGCACGACAAGCAATATTCGGCCGAGGACTTCATGCCGAAGCGCCACAGCAAAGCCAAAGCCGGCCTCGGTCCGGAGGTAGCCGCGCACTGGCTCACGGAAGCGGCAAAGAATGGCCAGTAAACTCTCAATCACCGTCAAAGGGATCCCCGAATTCGAGCGCCGCGCGAAGGAAGTCGTCGAGCGGATGAATTCGGAGGGAATGCAGGACCGGCTGATGCCGGCGGCGATGATGGTCCGGGATCTGGCCAGGCGCCTGGTCGGAATCGGTCACGGCAACAAGAACGGTAAGCATCTGCAGGATGCCATCTTCGCCGTGAAGGGCAAGCGAGCGACCGGCAGAATGGTCAGTTTTGCAGCCGCGCTGCGCAACGGCGAAGAGGGTCCCTCGGTAATCGTCGGCGTGGACCGAAAGCGCGAACCGGAAGCGCACCTGGTCGAGTACGGCCACGGCGGACCGCATCCGGCGCCGGCACACCCGTTCATGCGTCCGGCGGCGCAAGCTGCACGCCCGGCAATCGTTTCGATCGTCACCTCCGCAGTAAAACAGATCCTCGCTCCCTATACGAAGTGACCCAATGGGATACCTCGCCAACTTCTTAACCAAAATCGGTCTCGACACCTCGGAACTAAATTCCGGGATGGACAAGGCAACGCGCAGCGTGAAGAAATTCGGCGCGGACCTGACCGATGTTGGAACGCGGATGGCCCTCGGAATCACTGCACCGCTTGTTGGCTTGGGGCTGGGTGCGATCAAAGCGTCTGCCGATATGGAAAGCCTGAAGATGGCGCTCAACGCCACCACGGGGTCCAGCGCGGAAACGGCAACGCAACTCGCGCGACTCCGCGAAGTCGCGAAACTACCCGGCCTGGCCTTCCAGGAGGCCGTCATGGGATCGGTCCGGCTCCAGCAGGCCGGATTCTCGGCATCGCTGGCAGAGCGCTCGCTGAAAGCCTTCGGTAACGCTTTAGCGACGATTGGCGGCGGCAAGGCGGAGCTGGACCGCGTCAACTACGCCCTTGGCCAGATTGCCGGCGGGTCGAAAGTGTTGGGTCAGGACCTGAACCAGCTCCGGCAAGCACTGCCGCAGATCGGGAAGGCGATGGCGGCGGCGTTCAATGGGGCCAAAAGCTCAGAGGACCTTCAGGCGCTTGGTATCACCGGAAAGCAGTTCGTCGAGGGAATCATCAAGGAATTCGAGAAGCTGCCGACGATGACCGGCGGGTTTAAGAACTCTCTCGAAAACTTGCAGGATTCGATATTTCTGGCAGGGGCCGCTGTCGGAGATGCATTGAAACCGGCGGCGGCAAGCTTCCTTGAGTTCGCGGCCAACTCCGTAAAACACATCGAGAAAGTGGCCAAGGCTTTTGCCGAACTGCCCGTTCCGATGCAGAACGTCGTCATAGGAACGGTCGGGCTCGCCGCGGCGCTGCCTCTGGTCACCGTCGCACTAGGCTCCGTCATCACGAACGTGATTGTGATTGCCGCCGCGTGGACGAAGCTGAGCGCCTTGACCGGCGCGCTGGCAACCACGATGGGCACTGGCCTCGTGGGAGCGTTCGCCGCGGTGGGCATCAGCAGTGCGGCGCTCGCGGCGGCCGTCGGCGGCCTTCTGGTGGTCGGCTTCCTAAACTTCGTCTATCAGGTTCAGAGCGCAACAAACGCGCTGCTGGCGTACCGGGATGCGCAGAACGCCACGACGGCCGCGGAAAAAGAAGCCATCGTACTGACCAAGCGCCTTGAGGAATCCCTGACACGCCACGGGGTCAGCATCGCCGACCTGCAATCAAGGCAGGCCGCCGGCGGGATAACGGCGCAGCAGTACACGCTAGAACTGCTGAAGCTGGCAAAGGCTCATGCCACAGTCGCGGATGAAGCCAAAAAGGCTGCGGTCGATTTAGAAGCTGCCGCCAAGACCCTGGGTATCAAGAGCACCGCCGAGTTGACGAAAGAACTGGCGGCCGCGCGCATCGCATTCGACCAGTTGAAAACGGCCGGCACCGAAACTCCCACGGTTCTGAAGGCCGCCGCCGATAAGGTGAAGGACGCCTACGAGGCGCTGCACGGCAAGATCAAAGAAGTCGAGCAGGCCTTCGTGGGGCCAATCGATGTTCTGGCGAGCGCAATTGGCGTAGCCCGTATCCAGGCGGCGGAGGCAGCCTTCGGAAGCCTGGTGAAGATGATTCACGCGGCGCAGGACGTCGGCTTGACGTTCGCTACTAAAATCAAGGCGGTCGATATCGGCGCAGAGTTCGAGGCGTGGCTGAAGCCGCTCCGCGAGTTGCCGGATGCCTTCAATGCCGTCAAATTCGCGCTGGATACCGCGCTGGCGCCGATGCGCAAGCTGGCAGATGCGTTCGATTCCTTCGGGATCAAGAGCACGCAACAGCTAGAGAACCTCGCCGATAAAACGGAAAAGAATTTCGA